CGTCAAAGTAATAGTCCCAAATCCATGTGTCGCCAGTTTGCGTGTATCCATAAATGTTGCTACTGCCATCAGTCAACACAGCCCCGATGTATCGCTTATAGTCATAGTTCGTCGGCATTGTGGGCGAACTAAACGACGTACTAAATAAAGCATCAACAACGCCTGTATCGCTACGCTTAATTAACCAGATGGCATACCAAGTGCTCGTTGTGACTGATCCCGTGTCGAGTCCACCAGCTGCTGTGCCTACGCTCCATGAGGCGTCTATCTGTTTTGTGATGGCAGATGAAAGCACAAGCACAGATGCATTGGTCGAGTCCGTCGCCGCACCTGTGGTGATGTCGATGTCATGGCTGGCATCTGTGCCATTGCTGGTGTGCAATCCACGGATCGAATCGATGGTCAGGTCGGAGATGTCCGAGAAGTTATCATTGAGGATAACGCCCGCAGCACCAGATGGTGTGCCGTCGTAGATTGCAAGATAGTTGTAAGCTGTTGATGCCATGTTTATACTTATCCTGTTCGCTCGCTTAGTACCTTGCGTATTTCCCGCACGTGTGGCTCGACTGCGTCCTTGTGCCCCTGCGACTCGGCAAGGGCTAGGATCGCTTCAGCGTGCCCCGCCATCGCTCGCTGTGATTGATCCTGCATCCCGACTAGATCAGATATGTTCTCGGTGTTTGTAGTCCCCTGTTCTACCGTGTTGCCAAGAAATAACTGATGCTCTTTCACTAGATCGCGTACAGTAGGAAACGCTCGCCACGCCGCGAGGCATAACGTAAAGTAAAACAGTGCGGGCCATCCATGCTTCTCGAATACCTGTATCAACTCTTCCACTGAACACATCCCCAGCCGCTCTAGGTTGCCTATCGTTTGAATAGTCGCAGGCGTGAAAATAGCCTCGGACGATTCACACTACACTTTCCCCCGTCACAGTTCACTGATTCGGGCTTCGCTGGAACTTCTTTTGGTTTGTCTTCAATCGGGGCAGGTAGTTCGGCTTTCACTTCCGGCTTGCACTGACACACGGGGAACGGTGCAGCAGCAACGCCTGCGATCTCCTGCTCCAGCTTATCACATCTGGCTTTTAGCTTCGCAATCTCCGCCGTGAGTTGCGTCGTCTTGTCCACGCCCGGCGTCGCTGTCGTCGCCTTCGGGGCAATCAACACAAATGCCGCGATTACCACAACAGCTATCATAATGTACTGTTGCACGCTCGTCGTTTTCTCTACTGTCATAAGTCACCCTATGCCGCTATGGCTGTACGTGGTGCGAGGGCGTCGTCTGGCGTTGCCTTCGCTTCTGTGAGTATTGAATATCCTTTATCGCCCCAGCTTAGCCCCCAGCTATTTCGGATGCGTACTGCGAATCCATTCTTATACACAGGATCGATCGCCGTCACTTCATGCCGCCACCATGTTAGCCCGATCGCAACCGGGATGCGTAGAAACAGGCACGTCATCAACTCGTCAAAGCTACGCGGAGTCAGATCCCACCATTCCGTCATGCGGTATCGCTTCGCCTTCTCCCATGCTTGTTCCGTGTCGTGCTCGCGTCGTAGGGAATTAGCAGGCCAAATGCTTTCCGGCACAATCCCATAGCGAGAAAGATACTCGATCGCCCACGTACCCCATCCGCCTTGATTGCGGAACTCGTTGATTCGACATCCCACCGAAGCGGCAGACAACAACACGAGTTCCTGATTCTGCACCGCTCGCACCACCTCCATACAGTACGTCGGGGCGTTTATCCAGCAGTAATTAGTATTCCCTTGATTCTTACACTGTAGCCCCGCCACGTCGCACAAGTCCGATAACCTCGATTTCGTACGCTCCATTTCCTCGATGCGTTCCCGCCATTCGTCGCGAGGGATCGTCGGCAAGTCGAACTTCGCAGCACAACCGGAACCTAGCGGGCGTTCGTCGTAGTCCCGTTCTAGCAACCCCCTCGACATCTTCTGGCCGTCGATTACCGGATCGTTGTCTGCGTACGTGCGATAGTTGTGATCACCGATAACGTGCTCGTCGGGATGTATGAAGCTCTCGAAGCTCATAGATGTTTCTTTAGCCTTGTCAGCAAGGGTTCCAAGTCATCCGGCATAGCGAACGAATCGCCCGTCTTTCCGTTCGACACAAGCAACCACGGCAATACCCCGCCAGCGTCCCCCACAGCCCGCTCTAGGGCGTTCTGCCATAGTTCCGGCTCTGCACTCACATCGTTGTCAACGTCCCACTTCCGCCATGCAGGGCGACCCTCTTCCTTGACACATTCCTCATTGAGGAACCGCATCAACTCGCTCGAATGTAAGACGGCTGCCGTGCCTGATTGCTGCTCCGCAGAGCTACTTTCGTACGCAATCAGGACGCGGAAGCCGTTGTCGGGTATCGGTGCCGATGATGCTCCACCGAAGGCGAGCAGCACAAGCAATATAACAAGTAGGAAAGGGCGTATATCACGCATCTTTGCGGCACGCTTTGACGACTTCGGGGATTAAGTAGGCCAGTTTATCCGCTGTGGCTTCCGCTCCGTGCTCTTGTAATGCCGATTCCACCTCAAGCAACTTCGACACGCACGACGCCCCGCTCATGTGCTTCTTCGCCGGGATTACACCCTTCAGCTTGCCGAGATACGGCACCGCGTACGTCAAGACAATGACCGCGATCCCGATCTCGATAATATGTGCCTGGACGAAAGCGATCATTAGTCTTCATCCCCGCCAATATCGTCGGGAATGTCGAAAATCTCACGACACAACGCGAGAACCGCTACAACCGCAGTCCGTTCTTCGCCTTCGGCCCAGTCTTCCGCGTGATCAATGGCGTCATCAATCCAACCCTTGATGTCTTCGGGATCGACTGATTTAACTAACCTCTCGATAAAGAAAGCAATCAACTTGTTTTTCATCGCTCAACTCCTGATTCAATGGAAGAAAAACGCCCTCCGTGGCGGGCGATTCCGTTCGACGGCTTCCGCTGCCGGTTGCATTATAGCGTTTTTATCCATCGGGGCAATCTTCACCGCTGGGGGGGTATTGCATTTGCTTGATTAGTTGCAGGTAATGTATCGCCTTGTCGATGTCTTCTTCGCCGTTCTTCGCTCGATGGCGGGATACGTACTTGATTACGTTTCCTTCGAGATAGCCTAGCCCGTTCGCGTGGATGTACTCGACGGGCTGGATCAGCATGTCTTTGTAGTGCGTGCCGCCTGTTTGTATGTCGGTTGCGTTGTGTGCCACACCCTGGATCAGGACATTTGCTGTCGCTGCGGGGATGTCTTCCGGTTCACGGACGATCATTTGCATGTCGCCGTCGCCGTACAACGCAAGGGAGTCGCCCTCCTCAAGTCCGTCGATCGACTTTCCGTGATACCATGAATACCCCTCACGCAACGCACGCTCCGCCAAATCCCTTAGTTCTTTCGCACTCCCCATCACTCGTAGACTCTCATTGTATACCGGCATTTTTCCGCTCCTTATTTCTCAAACCCTGCATCGGCAAGGCATTTCATAACGTGCTTCATACTCACCGGCGTGAGGCCGTTCGCTATCAACTCTTCCTCAGTCACGCCTAGCAGGTCGTACACATTCCACAGATCCGCTTCCTGTAATATGTTAATAGCCCGCTCGTTGAGTCCTAGTTGCTCGAAACTCCATCTTAGTTTCTCGTCAACGTCCGGGTCTGTCCTAACTGAGAGTTCCGCATAATCCGCTTCTAATCCGTCGATAATCGCACGACAGCGAACCCATTCACCATCTGCGATATGTAGCGTTAATTGAACCGCCTTTGCTCGTGCCGTCTGTATCCACTCAAGAGGCACACCGGGACGAATGTCTGCTAGGCTTTGGATCTGCTTTAGACTCATGTCATCACCTGCTGTTTAGAAGCCACGGTTCAAATATAGCACGCTTGCCGTTGAGAACTACCCCACAGCCCATTACCGGGCGTGCTGAGAACTTCTTACCGTACTCGAATTGTAGCTTGTTCACATCGACGCCACATCCTACGCTCAAACCGAATACCCTGAACTCTGGATTAGCCCACCACCTAGCCCCGGCTTGTGCGTGGAAGTGCCCGATCACCGTAGAGCGGAAGTTATCCTTGGCCTGCTTGAGTGCCGCGTCCTGCCCGCCCTTGCCGCTGTCGCCGTGCGAGTACACCGTCCCGTCGATGATTAGCTTCGTGAATCGCGGGTGTACCTTCCAATCTAGTTCCCATATGTCATCGTACGAGCGAAGCAACTCGGCAGGAAGCCCCACCGTTGCCGCTTGCCGTTGTGATAGTGCGTCGTGGTTGCCTATCAGCCAATCACATTTAGGGAAGGCCCGCGTGAGTGTCGCTACTTGCTTACGTGCCTTTTGAAACTCCGCGAAGGCGTTAGATAGCGACGGGTGCTTCTCGTGAAAGCTGATCGAGTTCCAGTCGACTAAATCGCCAATGTGAACGATACGAGTTACCGAATAGTTATCTGCAATCCGCTTCAAAAAGTCCACGTACCCTCGCCGCATACCGGGGCAGTGTGTGTCCGATATTATCAACACGCGAGCCATAATCAATCCTTCGATTCATCAGGAAAGAACCGCTCCACCCTGTATCCGATCCGCCACAACGCTCGTGCTAAGTCTTTCGCCGGTTGTTCTACGTACGACTCGTCGAGGAAGTCGTAAAGCCCGTGTAACATCTCGTGAATTAGTACCTCAAGTTGCACCTCACCTGTTAGATTGTCGTTTATGCGTATCTGTTTATTCTTCTCGCTCGGTTCGTCTATGTCGCCGTGTTGCGGTAGCCCTTCGACGAATCGTAGATTGTAATGTCGGTTGCCTAGCCTGATTCGCATTCCCTACAATTCCTGTATTTTAATGTGCGTTCTGCTTTCGTTCTTCCCTGCGTAGTGCTTATCGATCACCAGCCACACCACCTGCGAATCGTCAATGAACACAACGCCCGTCAGCCCATCGAGTATCGTACGTATCAGCTTGTCGGCGTCTGGCTTGCTTGTCTTCCAATGCGGGGCGTCGTCCTTTAGCAGGTCGATGAACTTGCCCGATCTGTAGTGTGCTTTCGGGCGTTGATACTCGAATGTCACATGAACAGCCACCGGCCCCGTTAGAATGCCACCCTCCCACGCATGAGCCGCCATCTGCCGTACAAGCTGCTGGTATGGCTTCGCGTGCTTGTTTGTGTCACATAACGAGGCGTACGGTGTGCCGTCCTTGCGTGTATTCGCGAAGGCTGTCTTGCTGCCCTTTTGCTGCGGCTTGCCGGGTATTGTTAGTTGGAACATTCCGCTCAGTTCTTCTCCGCTATTTCACGATTGATAGTATCCGACACGTCGACAAAGTCTTTCACCGCGTCCCGCAGCGAGTCAAGCACTCGCACTAATCGCGGATCTTCTGCGGTAACTTCGGGCAGGTATGCGAGTAGCACACCAAGGGCGAGGCCGATGTGTTCTTCATATTGTCTCATTCGTACATCTCGCTAAATTCATCTAGTGACAAGTTGCCTTCTCGCTCTACACGCCCGAACGATTGACGCTCGGGATTGAATGTCGTGGTAACAATACTTTCTCTGATCGGCCCATTTCGTCGCTTCTCGCAGAATACCTTATACTCATCTTTGCCAGCACTCGAATCGAACTTGAAAGGCCACGCCAACATTAGCACCAAATCCGCATCTTGCTCGATCTGCCCCGATTCGCGTAAATCCGACATACGGGGGCGGAAGTTTCCATTGTCGCCTCCTCGCTTCTCGACATCCCGGTTGAGTTGGCATAACGCAAGTATAGCACAATCGTTGCGTTTAGCCGCCTGTTTCAGCCGTCGCGATATGTCGGTGATCGAATCATACCTGCTACCGTGGGACGATGTTAGAAGCTGCATATAGTCGATTGCAACCAATTTCACCTCGTTAATCCCGCAGTATTGGTCGATTACCTCCTCCAGACGGTCTATCGTATTGCAAGATTCTACTAAATGAACGTGATTTCTGCTAGAATAATGCCCCTGAATGTCACCCTCCAAAGTGTCCAGTAAGTGCTTGGGCACATCGTCATCGCCTTTATAGTTCTCGATTTCGGTGCTTCGCTTGCTGATACTGAGGATCGCCCGCTTGCCTATTTCCAGCTTCCCCATTTCCTCGCTCACGAGCAAGCACGGCACACCGGACGCCGCCACCTGATCCACCCATTGCATCGCAAACGCCGACTTCCCGTGACTCGGGCGGGCTGCTATCACCGCCATCTCGCCGAGTCCTACGCCGTCGATCGAGTGATCTAATTCCGGTATTCCCGATCCATAGCACACCGGCGGGCCCTGCCTGAGTGCTGCGACGTAGCACATTGCCGCGTCCTTCACTGTCGTACCGCCGAGCGATTTCTTCTCCGTACGTTTCCCCACGAAGTCATAAGCCTTGAGAACCGTATTTCCCACCCAGTTATCCCGAAGCCCCTTCTCGTAGTCGTTCTGCTCGCACCAAGCACGAATAGCCGTCTCGATTTCAGGCGTAGGCACAAGGGCACGGACGAGTTCACACCCGATCGACATCACCAAAGCAGACTTGCTGTCGTCGTTCATTCCGTCTCGATCGCCTGCCCACCGCTTCGCCAATAGCGAATACTTCCGATCGAGCAATCTAGCAACCCGGACAGGCACGCCTTTGATATTACCCACCACAGTCGCCGTTAGAGGCACCTCAGAGGCTAATTTGACGCCCGCTAGGCTCCATGCCTGCATCTTAAGGTCTGTCAGCGTCAAGCGGCTCACGCCCCGCAGAGCTGCCTCTACGGTGATTTCACCCCATTCGGCCTCTACGTCAACGAAGCGTGACTTGTTCCACAGCGGGAACCGTACGAGATTCCCGAGTCCCTTGCCTGTTTGCTTATCCTGCCGGGGGTATACCTCGACGAAAGGCACGCCACACTTCTCGGAGATCACACGCCACCAAGCACGAACGGCCCATGCGTCGATCAGTTCGTCGAAGAACACCCACACGTGAGCGGCTTTGCCAGACGACGACACTTCCACCGCCGACATCACATCACACGACGCGAGTTGATAATACACCGCTTCCGTCTTGTCCCGCCATTGTGGATCGGGCGTTGCGTCTTTGTTGTCGAAGTCCACACAAGAGCACATTACGCGACTCTCTGTGTCCATCAGGTAGAATCCGTAGCACCGCTTCCCGGTAAAGTGCTCCTTGTCCAGCCAGGCCGCTTTTATCGGTGTGTCAATCTTCTGTGGATGGAACTTGCTGCCGTCTGGGGCGACGGCCACGTGATCGGCACGCCCTTGGAAGTGTTCAACGAGTAATTGGGAATCGCTCATCATTCAAACCTTATCGCCGGTTTCTGGATTGTCGTTTCTTCGTCGTCGTATCGCCCCGCGTTTAGCCAAGTCGCCGGGTGCGGTATGTACTTCCCCCCGTCCCGTGTCGCATCGTCGCTTTGAGCGAAGGCACGAGCCTTGCTGCGTAGGTACTCGGCTGCCTCGCTTAGTTCAACGCCCTGTTCGTCGGCTACGCTTCGCCGGGCACGCTTCCAGGCGGTGAGTGCGGATCGTTTCCCCTTCCGTAGCGGGTAGGCACGCCACCACGATTGGAATGTGTCTGGGTAGGTGTGTTTTGCTGGTAATACTTCTTCTTCCCTTCTTCCCTTCTTACCTTCTTTTTTATATAGCTGTTGCGGGCTTGTTGCGGGCTTGTTGCGGGCTTGTTGCGGGCTTGTTGCGTCCCCTCCCTCGTCCGATTGGTAAGTCTCGTAGTTGATTACACTTACAACGATGTTCCTTGTTGCACGATTGGGAACAACTACCACCCTACTAGAGATTAAACCCGTTTTTCGCAATTTATCTAACCATCGGTGTATTGTGGAGCGGTTTACACCGTAGCATTTAGCTAGATTATGGCAGTTAATCAGGCATTGGCCCCGCGATAGTTCCCCGGTATCTTGGTACTTTGCCGAACGAATCAGATGGCAAAATAGGTGCCAAGGGCCTATGTCCCAATATAGGGGGTTATCTTCGGCTTTCCGCCAGTCTTTCACCCATCCGCGATTCATGGTGTGTTTCCGTTCCAAAATGGTGGGTTTTCAAAATAGTCGGCTAACTTGCGTAGTGTTGCAGGATGGCGATCAGCTGTGTTGCATGATGTGCATAAAACGCCGCGAAGTTTTTCCGTGCCGTGGCAATGATCGGTGTTTGCCATGTCACGCTTTACTTTTGTGTAGTGAATAACTTTCTTCCCGCATACTTGGCACGCAGTAATTGCCTCAACTTCTAATAGTACCGCCACAGATATGCCATAAGTTTTCATCCTGGTTTGCCTTGATCGGCACATGTCGCAGTGTCGTTCTGTGTACCCTGCTTTATACGCCCGAAAATCACCGATTGGCTTCACTACGTCACACCGGGCACATTGCTTAGTTCCGTCTGATACAGGCAACTGAATCAACGATGCCAAAGTGTTGCTTACAAGCTCCGTACATGCCGTGCATCTTTCGTTTCTTTCGCCCGTGTTCTCGTTTAATGAAAAATCATCAACTGGCTTGAATTGAAAGCATATACCCCGGCACCGAACCACCCCGCTGGCGAGCACTTTAGACTCCCGCTCGACTTGGCCTCGTTTAACATCTCGCTTGCGAGAGCACACCTTGCAGTACTTCGCATACCAGCCTTTGCGGTTGTTTCGAAACTCTCCAATGGGCTTCTCGTCCCCGCAATCTATGCACACCCTTGTAGCCCGAATGTGTGCAGCAGGGAACTTTCCTTTGTCTCTATATGTATTGTCATAATATCCGCGTGCCCTTTTATTATGACAATCCTTGCACATGCCGTTATGTCCATCTTTCCTCCTCGATACCACAGTAAAAGAAGTAATTGGTTTTTCCTTTCCGCATTTAATGCACACCTTCGTTTTCTCTGCATACGGCAAATCATAGTCGCCCCAAAATATCCCTTGACACATCACCGACTCCATTCGCTCTAGAGAAAAAACAGCACACCCCCAGGCCGTCTCGGGAATAGGGGTGTGCTTATCGCCGCTACAAGCGACTAGAAGGGTATGGAATCGTCATCTTCGACGGGAGGGACTGTTTCACGCTTCGGAGGCGGTGTGGCGTTCTTCGGCTTCTTCTTAAACTTGTTGCCATACAGGGCGTCAAGTTTCTTCATCTTCGACGTTTCCATTGGCTCGACGGGCTTACGTGCCGGACGAGTTGACACATCCCATCGCTCGTGTTCTTTCCCGTCGTAGGCTTCGTGCTTGCAGTACACGTCCAACTCGACGCCTACGAAGTTGTGAAAGCCTTCGCTCGCTGGATCAAGATCGCTAAACCCGTTGCCCGCGAACCCGATGGCTTCCAACTTCTCAACCGTGAAGTCGATAGTCTTTGCCGTGATCGTCCAGCGAATCGTGCGTGAGTACGAATCGACCGGAAGGGCTTTCATCTCGCCATCTTCAAACATCTCCACCGGGCGAACTTCAAGATAGAACACCGCGTTTTTGTTCTTCGATTCAGTGAAACCCTGCTCGATTACAACCGCTTTGTAGTTCGTTGCTTCATAAAAGATACTCATCGTGACTTCCTCGCTTCTTTGAGTGCGTTGACAAAATTACCCCAGGCCGCTTCGCCGTTCGTGCCCATATCAATCTCCTCGGGCAGTCCGTGGCGGTTCTTCGCATCGTATGCCGCAGTTCGGCATGTGTACATCGTTCTTTCGCGTCCACCGGCCCCTTTTGGGCGAGTTCCGCTATCATCTACAACCGTGTAATAGTTGGCGAACATGACAATGTCGGCCCACTTGTGCGTCAGGCTCCACGTCTTGTGGTGCAAGTCCGGCGAGAACCGATCATAATCAGCCCCCTCGGGGTTCTTATACGGCGTCACCTTCGTATGTGCTAGGCACACGATCGACATCTTCCGCACCGCTCGTATCTCGTCGAGCTTGCCAAGGAACATTCGCCACTCTGCAAGGCTAGTTTCGTAGCCCTGAGCGTAGCTTCCGAATCCATCCTTGCCCCACTTGTTGCCGTATTGCGTCTTGCATACGTGCTCGTGACAAAGTCGCTCAAACCCGTTGAGCGTATCGAGTGCGAGCGTCTTGAAGTCGTGCTTCTCGTTGAGCACAAAGTCCAACGCCGCGAGCACATCAGCCCAGTCCATAATCTCGGGAAGGTGCGGTACGTCCCCTAGTTGCTTCGCGTCGATCAGAGTTTCTAGCCCTGTTTCTCCACGTGCCATTAAAAACAGCGGTTTCGGTGTACGTGCTGCGAAGCTCGTCTTACCGATCCCTTCTACGCCGTGAAGAACGACACGCGACGGGAGGTTATCCCCCTTCGTCTTTATGTCATCCATCGAGAACTTGGTCCCGCCGGACGGCACCGATTGCCGTGTGGCTGTTGCCATGTTACACATCCTTTCTAAAGGTTAAAA